GATGTTTTGTTGATATGGTATTCTTTCCAAAGCTTTTCAAGTAAAGCTAATAGGTTTTCTTCTATTGTGTCTTCATATGGTGTTTTAGATATTTGCTTAGTCATGGTGTCTTTTCCTTTTGCTGGTTTTGTTTCCACTACAAAACGACTAGCACGGATTAAAAATAGGTGTCAACAAGTTTTTTTGCCGGGTGTATATCTGCCAAAGCACAATAGGGGATATGGTCTAGAATACAGCATTTCTTTTTGGTGTTACTTGAGATTGTATTGCTTTGGTGTTTTGTGCATCCAACCTAGATTAATTGAACGGTTGTTCAAATCTAGACTGATTTTCCCACAATTTTCTTATGTACAGACAGCATATCAGTAATAATCTGTAATAAAAACAATACTTTATCAGCAGAATACAGCAGCAGCAAACAAAAGAGACAAAACCTACAGCAAAGAATGTAACAAAACCGACACTTCAAAGACCAGCAGCGACATCAGGCCCCGGCGAGGGCCACAGGGGGGTCTACCGTATATGTATATGTACTCTGCAACACACGGGGTTTTTACTTTTACTGTGTTCAAACAGCAACACACATGGATTATTATACAATGATAGTGTATTTTACATATTGACAAGGGGTAATACTTGTGTAAAACTACGAAGTAGAAGTAGTATAGTTAAACATAGAGTTAAAACTATTATAAATCGATTATAATATAGTTAAACTTATAGTTAAACTAAGGATTAATTAAATAAATATAATAAAACCTATTGACAACTATACGTAAACTGTGTTAATATTATTTTATAACTATAATAACAATAAACTATAGTTAAACTAACAGTGTTACAAGCACAATAGGGTATTGCCCTCTCATGTGTCTCCTCTCTCCCAGTACTTTATATGTACTTGTAACACTTTTTTCCCAGTTTAAGTTAAATATGTATTGACAATGAAGAAGAAACGTGTACAACTATATGAGAGTGAAAGTGTTATAGAGGATTTTTACAGTGCTCTAGCATCTAATAACTCGTATGCTATGAAAAAGGTACATATACCTAAGTCGGATGTGTTTTACGTAAGAGAAGCTATTCACAATAACACAGGTGAGTGGTATACACTGGATCATGTAGAGAGAGCCATGTATCTAGAGGGGCATTTAGAGAGACACGAAGTGTTAGACCCTGACAGAGAAAGAAAGTATGGTTAAATATGTATGTAATGGTCCTCGTATTAATAATGGGTGGTGGCTTTAAGGTAGCATCTGATCAAGTTTTGTACACAAGTATGGAATTGTGTGAAGCATCTATGTACACTCAACTAAAAGCGCTTAACTCTAGTAGACCTTTCCCTGATTCTTTTGCTACAGCAGCCTGTACTGAAGTACCAATGCCACAAGATACTAAACCTAACGTATAGGATAGCCCAGTATGGCTGATAAGATGCCAGCTAGAAACAAAAAGAACTTTCGTCCTACCAAGCAAGGTGCAGGTATGACAGCAAAAGGCGTGGCTGCTTATCGAAGGAAGAACCCCGGCAGTAAATTAAAGACTGCTGTGACAGGTAAAGTAAAAGCTGGTAGTAAAGATGCAAAGCGTAGAAAGTCTTTCTGTGCTAGAAGCGCTGGGCAGATGAAGAAGTTCCCTAAAGCTGCCAAAGACCCTAACTCTAGGTTAAGACAAGCCAGAAAAAGATGGAAGTGTTAGACTTATGATATCAACGAACCCTTCTCATCACGTAAACCCTGCCCCCTATGTGTTAAATGACTATCGTATACAAAGTCAAGCTAGGAGGGTAGAACGTGTTGAGAAGGACATAGAGCGTACCCAGCGCTCAGTGAATAATTTATATAAGAAACAACAGATGCACCAGTTAGTCTTGCGAAAGGAAAGAAATGCCGTATCTACAAAGTAACATACCGTATTTTAAAGCATGGGTAAGAAGAGAGTATACAAAGAACGAAGAAGAGTATCACGGAGAGTTTCTTCACGCTATGGTAGTAGCAGTGACAACGATGCCCAACAGGACTCTAAGCTTTCAAGTGATATTTACAGGGTGCGAGTCAGACGGTTTGGAAGACGAGCAGAACGTACACGGAGGGGCGATGTGGGCTAGGATGCCTCTAACAGCCCTCGTAGCTGACACGCCTTTAGGAGAGTGGCCTGAAGAGTTACCACCTCATATAGCACAGCCGTGGGACTGCATGTCTCACAATCATTCTGTGTATGTGCTAGATAGAGCTACCCCGGCTCCGTGGATAGCAAAGATAGATGACGAGTTTTACCCTGCTAGGTATTACTTTACTGTTGACTACACTGACAGTGAGATAGCTGATGACCCAGCGCAGCACAAACAAAGTCATGTGCTAGAGTTATTAGATGCAGGTGAATATACTGGTAACATAGTTGCGTTACCCAACAATAGAGTGAGAGTAACTCACCCAGCTTGGTTTGAGACAGGACAAGGTGCTCCTGACTTTAAGCCTAACCAAAACATATATCACTCCAAACTAGACGTAGAATACGTTTGGGATACGCAACGAGTGTTCAACAATCTATATAAACAAGAGGAATAAGTACTATGGCAATGATGAAGAAGAAGGGCATGGCTAAGGGTGGTAAAACCAACGGCAAAGCTAAGATGAAGAAAAAAGGCATGGCTCGTGGCGGTAAAATGAAAAAAGGTTACGCTATGGGTGGCAAGCTAGGCGGTGGAATGACACTACCTAATATTCGTGCTGCAGCTAAGTCTAAAGGCTACAAGCTAGTTAAAGGGTAGTAGCTATGATGTATAACCCTACTCAAGCAGATCAACAAAGACAACGCAGTATGATGGAAATGCGTAAAGGCGAACCTCTTTCAACCAACAAAAAACCTATGACAGGTATGGCTGAAGGTGGTGCTTTAAAGGATGTACCAAAAGGAAACACTGGACTAACTAAGCTTCCTACAGGGGTACGAAATAAAATGGGCTTCAAGAATAGAGGCGGTTTAATAAACAATGGACAGTCAGACTACAGAAAGTCTGGAATGTTCTATGGCAAAGGAGACAAATAAATGTCAGCAACAGCAACAAGGCAAGATGGTATTGAAGTATACGAAACTCCAATAACTCTTACTACTATTAAAGCAGCGATAACTAGTATCACTGATTCAACTAAGACAGTAACAGCAGCAGAGTCAGGCACTATCTTTAGCTTGAATCGTGCAGGTGGTATTACTGTAACACTACCTACAGCAGCAGCAGGTCTTACATATGAGTTTCATGTAGGTACAACCTTTACAGGAACTATGACTATTAACGCAGACTCTAGCTCAGATACCTTGCAAGGCATGATTACTATGATTGACAAGGATGAAGTAGGCGGTCTAGCAGCGTTAAATGAAAACATTGACACACTAGCTTTTGCTTGTCCTGCAGCAGCAGATCACCAGATTGTAGCTGATGGTGATACCAAAGGCCGTTTCATTGGCGGTATGATTAAGTACACCTGTATTACTGATTCTAAGTGGGTTGTAACTGGTCATCTATTTGGTGACGGTACTGCAGCAACTCCGTTCACATAAGTTAGGATATAATATATGTCAACTTCTGTAGGCACATTTCAACCTAACACGTTACAGTGGAGTGTACAAACAAAAGTAACTGTAGATAATACTGCAGGTAATACTGCACACTTTACTTGTACTGGCTTTAAAGTTGTACACCTTCACGCTGATCAAGAGTTTCTAATTAACTTTGGTGCTGCAGAGGCAAACTGTGGTGCTAATGATTTAGAACTAGAGGCAGGTAATTACACTCTTGCAATACCTGACGCTGTTGGTAATGCTGTTATAATGAATATCTTAGCAGCAACAAGTGATAACGTAACAGTTAAAGTAGTACTATCTTAAAACTTTGCAATCCCAGCATAACGGGGTTGCATTATTGTCTGTTTTAATTAAATAAAAAATGTGTAAAACTATCTCTAGCACAACAATAAAAAAGGAGATAGTGCATGTTTAGAAAGATAATTAAATTCATACAGAAAAGCCAAGAACGTAAAGTAGCTTTGTGGCAGTTAAAAAATATGAGTGACATGGAGTTAAAGGATATAGGAGTAAGTCGTGGCGAAATCTACAGGAAAGTCTACAGTAAATAAAGCTGGAAACTACACTAAGCCAGCCATGCGTAAACGACAATTCTCTAGAATAAAGTCTGGTAGTAAAGGTGGTAAGCCGGGTCAGTGGTCAGCACGTAAAGCGCAGATGCTGGCCTCCGCTTACAAAAAAGCAGGAGGAGGATACAAATAATGTTTAGATATTTAAAAAGAATATGGTGTGCTTTACTAAATCGTAAATGTCACCCAGAGTGTGACTGCTGTTAAATGGCCCTAGCTAAATCTCAGAAGAGTCTAAAGTCATGGACAAAACAAAAGTGGCGTACTAAGAGTGGCAAGCCTAGCGCTAAAACTGGTGAACGGTATTTACCTAGTGCGGCTATTAAGTCTCTTAGCTCTTCTGAGTATGCCGCTACAACCAGAGCTAAACGACAAGGCACTAAGGCAGGTAAGCAGCATGTGGCTCAACCTAAGAAGATCGCAAAAAAAACCAGAGCCTACAGGAAAGTGAAGTAGCGCATGTGGAACTTAATAAACGGAGCTTGGACTATAGCTGGCTTTATTAAGATGTACATGGACAGAAGAAAAAGAGTAAAGAAAAATGGCAAGAGCACTGAACGAAAAGCAGACTAGGTTTCTAGAGGTCTTGTTTGAAGAGGCTGGTGGAGATGCTGTGACAGCTAAAAAGTTAGCTGGCTATAGCCCCAACACGCCTACATCTCTTATTGTGGAGACACTCAAGGATGAGATATTTGATGCTACTAAAACGTATATGTCTAGAATTGGACCCAAAGCTGCAGTCGCTTATGGTAGGGCTTTGGACGATCCTACCCAACTAGGAATAAAAGAAACACTTATGGCTGCAGGTCAGATACTAGATCGTGCAGGTATAGTTAAGACTGAGAAGGTAGCAGTAGAATCTTCAGGAGGTTTGTTTATATTGCCACCCAAAGAGAACGATGCTACTACAACTGAAGAATGAAAGACCCCTACAGCATGAATACTGGATGCTTCCTAGAGTTCCTTACAAAGCAAAACTCTGGATGCGGATACCCAGACTCAGCCAATATATACCGTTTGGATATGAGGTAGACCCTGAAGATGAGGATTGGTTAAATCCTATATCGACAGAGTTAGAGTTAATAGAGTTAGCGAGAAAGCACGTAAAGCAGTACAGCTTGAGACAAGTTGCAGCTTGGCTAACCACACAGTCAGGTAAAAGCATATCACATTACGGTTTAAAGAAAAGATTAGATGTCGAAAGAAAGCGAAAGAGGATTACTAAGATTAAACGCCAGTATGCCAAGCGGCTCGAAAAGGCGTTACGTCAGATCGAAATCCTCGAAAAAGAAAGAACAGGAGCCTACGCCTACGAAGAAGATAACGACACAGCCAGCACAAGTTAAGCCCCCAGAGTATGACGTAAAGCAAGCACAGAGTGTCGTTTTTCAACCTAACCCCGGCCCACAAACACAATACTTAGCATCTTCTGAACGTGAGGTACTATACGGTGGGGCAGCAGGAGGTGGGAAAAGCTATGCAACACTAGCTGATCCCTTGCGTAACTTAAACAATCCAGACTTTAGTGGGCTGCTAGTACGACACACAACAGAAGAACTAAGGGAACTAATACAGAAAAGCCAAGAGCTATACCCTAAAGCTATACCCAACATCAAGTGGTCAGAGCGTAAGTCCCAGTGGACTACACCCAGAGGTGGCACACTGTGGATGTCTTACCTAGATAGAGACACAGACGTTATGCGGTATCAAGGGCAAGCATTTAATTATGTAGCTTTCGATGAGTTGACTCAATGGAACAGTCCCTACTCGTGGAACTACATGCGTTCAAGATTACGTAGTGCAAACAAAGACTTAGGTTTGTACATGAGAGCAACAACAAACCCCGGTGGTCCCGGTCACGCTTGGGTTAAGAAGATGTTCATTGACCCAGCTAAACCTAATACGCCTTTCTGGGCAACGGACATTGAGACTAGTGAGGTTTTAAAGTTTCCACAAGGGCATAGTAAAGCTGGTCAACCCCTATTTAAACGGAGGTTTATACCTGCTAGTCTCTTTGATAATCCTTATTTAGCTGAGAGTGGTGACTATGAAGCTATGCTTTTGTCACTACCAGAGCATCAAAGAAAGCAGTTACTAGAAGGGAACTGGGATGTAAACGAGGGAGCAGCTTTCCCTGAGTTTAACAGAAAGATACACGTAGTTGATCCACACGATATACCTAGAAGTTGGGCTAGATTTAGAGCTTGCGACTACGGGTATGGTAGCTACACAGGAGTTGTCTGGTTAGCAGTAAGTCCAAGCGAACAGTTAATAGTTTATAGAGAACTATACTGCTCAAGAGTTACAGCAACAGACTTAGCGGATATGATATTAAATGCAGAGAAAGATGACAATATCAGGTACGGCGTGTTGGATAGCTCCCTGTGGCACAAGCGTGGAGACACTGGCCCCTCATTGGCTGAACAGATGAACCAGAAAGGATTGCGGTGGCGTCCTTCTGATCGTTCCAAAGGTTCAAGGGTGGCAGGTAAGAATGAGCTACACCGCCGTTTGCAGGTGGATGAGTTCACTGAGGAGCCAAGATTAGTGTTCTTTTCTTCCTGCACCAACACTATAGCACAGCTTCCCGGTATACCGTTAGACAAAAGAAACCCAGAGGATGTAGACACAAACTCAGAAGACCACTTGTACGATGCACTAAGGTATGGTATAATGACAAGACCACGTAGCTCTTTGTGGGATTATAATCCTGTATCACACAGGACAGGCTTTCAAGCTGCTGACTCAACATTTGGATATTAGATAACATGGCTGAAACAGAAAATAACCAAAGCGAACTATTTGAGACAGATGAAGTATCATCTATTAAAGACTCTGATGAGCTAGATGCACAGAGTGTTGTAGCTTTTGTACAAAGTAAGTTTAGTCGTGCAGAGGACGCTAGGTTTGCAGATGAGAATAGATGGCTACGTGCTTACAGAAACTATCGTGGTTTATACAACTCAGATGTACAGTTCACAGAAACTGAAAAGTCTCGTGTATTTATTAAGGTAACTAAAACTAAAACACTAGCTGCATACGGACAGATAGTTGATGTGCTGTTTGGTAGCTCTCGCTTCCCCCTTACAGTTAATCCTACTACGTTACCAGAGGGCGTAGCTGAGTCTATGCACCTAAGTATCAACCCCCAAGCAGAGGAAGCTAAAGAGCAACTAGAAGATGCATTTGGTAACAAACCCCCTGTCACACTGTTGTTTGATCCTAACGAGAAGCTAAAGCCCGGTGAAACTATGTATGACCGCATGAAGCGCATGGGTCCACTAGAGGATAAGCTAGAGTATGCCTCAGATAAGATTATAGAAGGGCCGGGTACAACACAAGACACAGTTACATTTCATCCTGCTATGGTGGCAGCTAAGAAAATGGAAAAGAAAATACATGACCAGTTAGAGGAAAGTGGTGCAAATAAGCAACTACGTCACACTTCTTTTGAGATGGCCTTGTTTGGCACTGGAATTATGAAAGGGCCATTTGCTATAGATAAAGAGTATCCTAACTGGGGTGAAGACGGTAACTACGATCCTACAATAAAGACTGTACCATCTACGAGTCACGTATCCATATGGAACTTTTATCCTGACCCTGATGCATACAACATGGATGAAGCAGAGTATGTAGTAGAACGTCACCGCATGACACGCTCACAGATACGTGGCTTAAAGTCAAGACCCTTCTTTAGAGAAGAGTCCATAGATGAAGCTATAGCTATGGGCGAGTCCTACGAAAAGAAATACTGGGAACAAGACATGGAGGATGATGCACAGTATAGCTCTGCTCCATATCGCTATGAGGTACTAGAGTTTTGGGGCTACGTAGATACAGACATCTTAGCAGAGCATGGAGTGACTATACCTAAAGACTTACGTGACTCAGAACAACTAAGTGTAAACGCTTGGATATGTAACGGTAAAGTACTGCGATTAGTTCTTAACCCATTTAAACCAGCACGTATACCTTATTACGCTGTGCCATACGAATTAAACCCTTACTCATTCTTTGGGGTAGGTATAGCAGAAAATATGGATGACACACAGACCCTTATGAACGGCTTCATGCGTATGGCGATAGATAATGCAGCCCTAAGTGGTAATCTTATAATTGAAGTAGACGAGACTAACTTAGTACCGGGTCAAGACCTATCCGTTTATCCCGGCAAGGTGTTTAGAAGACAGGGTGGCGCACCGGGTCAGGGCATCTTTGGTACTAAGTTCCCAAATGTAGCTGCTGAAAATATGCAGCTATTTGATAAGGCGAGAGTATTAGCAGATGAAAGTACAGGATTCCCAAGTTTTGCACACGGTCAAACAGGTGTTAGTGGAGTGGGAAGGACTGCTTCTGGTATTAGTATGCTTATGTCTGCAGCTAACGGCTCTATACGAAATGTTGTAAAGAATGTAGATGACTATCTTGTTGCACCACTAGGTAAAGCATTTTTTGCTTTTAACATGCAGTTTGATTATGATGAAAGTATCAAAGGTGACTTAGAAGTAAAAGCTCAAGGTACAGAAAGTCTTATGGCTAACGAGGTACGCTCCCAGCGCTTAATGCAGTTCTTAGGTGTGGCCTCTAATCCTATGCTACAACCTTTTGTAAAATCAGATTACATCATACGTGAGATAGCTAAGAGCATGGACTTAGACCCTGACAAGGTGACTAACTCTCTAAGTGATGCAGCTATACAAGCTGAGATACTCAAGAAGTTCGCAACGCCACCAGAAGCACCAGAGGTAGCGCCACAAGAGGGCGCACCCCCACCTGAAGGTGTAGCTCCTCCCCCAGCAGGTACAGGCGTAGCTGATACTACAGGCGCAGGTGGTGGCACTATAGGCACAGGCACAGCACCAGTACCGGGCGAGCAAGGATTTACTGGTACATGATAATAAAGAAGCTAGTAAATGATAAGCCTCTGTGGGATGGTTTTGTAAAAGTTATACAACAGAAGATAGAGACAGCCCAGCGCAAGTTAGAACAAGAGACTAGCATGGAGGGTATCTATCGTGCTCAAGGTGAAATAGCTGCACTTAGACGCTTGACATATTTAAGGGATGAGATAAATGGCCTTAAATCCTAAAAGAAGACAAGACCCTGAGGGTCGTTATGCAGAGCGTGTAGATAATGTCACTTTAAAAGACGCTGCTACTTTTATAGCAGAAGCCACACCTATTATTGGTGATGCTATAGCTGCTAAAGAAGTGTACGATGAGTTACAAAAGGACGAACCTAATTATCTGTTAGCTGGTGCTTTAGGTGGAGCAGCTATAATAGGTTTGGTTCCCGGCATAGGAGATGCAGCAGCAGCAGCTATAAAAAAGGGTGCTCGTACTGCATTAGATACAGCTAAACGTATTGAGGTTGATCCTGACGCTGTTGGATCACTTGGTGGTAATATTAGATTAAAACCTAAACAAGAAGAACCGTTTAATAAAACTAGAAAAGCATATAAATTATTTATACAACGAGAAGAAAAATTATACCCTTTATTTGTAAACGCAGCAGATGAAGTTCCAGTAGGAGAATTTTTAGAAGCAGACTTTCCTAAAACAGCATTTAAAGGTAAGCGAACTTCTAAATCAGAAGAGATGGTTTATGTACCAACAAAAGGAGCAGAAAGAACCAAAGGTGAAAAATCAAAAGGAACAGGTGATCTTGTAATAATACCTGATAAAGAAACTGCAGACGAATTAAAAAAATCAGGTTTTACTATAGTTATTCCTAAAGACAAAAAAGCTAGAGCAAGCGCACCTCATGGTAAAGTATTGGCAGTTAAAGGAAGACCCGGTTGGCATGCTAGTCAAAAACCAGTTGCTACACACTTAGGGCCAGAAGATTTAATTATAGATGCATCAGAAAAAAAACTACTGCTAGATGCAGGAATACCTAAACAAGCCTTTAAAGAAAAAACATTTAACTATATAGATGGAAAGTTAATATCTGCAAATGATGCAAAAAAACTACCAAAAAATAAAAAAGAAAAAGTAAAGACAGTTAAAAAGTTTTACGTTAAAAGAAGAGCAGAAGATCAAGTATTTGCAGAAGTAGATATGGCAGATGATGTAGATTATGAGTCTATATTAAAGTCACAACGCAAGAAAGATATAAATGATAGAGTGCCTAAAGGTGGTAGTTATAGATACCAAGATGGGCAAGCAGACAGTGACTTTTGGGTTGTAGGTGGTGACATGAGAGTAAACCGCATATTAACTAGAGAAGAATCAAAAGCCGCACAAAAAGAATTAGGTGTAAAAGATTTACCATACAGAGATGAAGTAGAATCTATATTAAAACGAAAGTTTGCTGAAGGTGGTTTAATAGGAGAAGATATGTACACAGGTGCTGAAGATTATAAAGTTACATCTAGTTATGGTGCTGCTACAAATGAACTAGAGGGCTTTAGTTTAGGTGGTAAAACTAGTGGCGATACTCAAATGGATGAAATACTAAATGAAACAAAAGACCCAGTTAGCGGTAACACTGCCCCAGTAGGAGCTACGACTGCAGAGGTACGTGATGATATCCCTATTATGGCAAGCCCTAATGAGTTTATGATTGATGCAGCAACCAGACGCTACTACGGTACACCTTTCTTTGAGAACTTACAGGCTGCTGCTAAACAAGGCTTTCAAAGAATTAAACAGGGTGATGAGTCTTTCTTTAGAGATGATGAGTTGGAGCTACAACAAGAACCACAAAATATGCAAGAAGGTGGAGAAGTAGAAATACCTAATCGTGAGATACCTGCACCTACTGGCGGCGGCTTTGGCGGCTATGGTGGTACAGGAGCTATGTTCACTGGCTTTGAATTTAAAACTTATGTACACGCAACAAAACCAGAAATAGATATAGTGTCTTTTAATGGTAGACCTCTTAGACCTATACCAGAGGGATATACTTTAAAAGCAGGTACGCCTGTAGAACAGCAAGAACAAAAACGAACTAGTGATGATAATGATAATGATGATGATGATGGTGGAGGTGGACTAGAGCCACCTAAGACTTGGAGAAACACAGACGTTAGTAAGTGGACAGAAGATTACTACGCAAGTTACGCCAATGATTTAACTAACAATAAAAATGCAGGAAAGCCATCTATGATAGAAAGAGCTATGCTACAACTTGTAGGAAACATAATAGTTCCCGGTGGTGGCTTTGCTCTTGAGAAAATTGTTAATAATGACAGTAGAAAAAAAGCAGATCAGATTTTAACTAATACATCTAATTATTTAAAAACAGGAAAAGATGATGATGGAAATGTTTTAACTGCAGCGCAGCTAGATATATATAATAAAGCTAGGGTAAATGCAAACTTTGTAAAGATGAATCTCCAAACTAAAAAGAATATTTTTGATTTTAGTAAAGCTGATCCCTTTGCATCCGACTCACCAGAAGCTGCATCTATAATACAACAGCAGCAAGACTACATCAAAACACTTAGAGATAAGGATGATGATGATGACGATAATAGACCTCCTATGTTTGGTGGTGCTCCCGGTACATTCTATGGTGGTACTGAACAAACAGAAACAGACTTAATACAAGATGAAAGTTTAGACGATGATGAGTTCTTTGAAGAGTTTGAAAAAGGAACTCCCGGCGGCGTAGGTAACGTATAGACCACAACGATAAGGCTACCCGGCAATAATGCTGGCCCCATATAAAAAAGGAAAACAATATGGCAGAACTAACAGAAGTGGAAACACCAAAAAATGCAGGATTTGTACAGTCTAAGGGTGGACGTAGCGCCAACCAGAAACGTATAGAAAAAGATGAAGCCGAACTTAAAGCCCTCGTTGAGGGAAACAAATCAACCCCAACAGAGGAAGAGGCTTCCCAAGAAGAAACGTCCGATACAGAAATTAAAGAAGAGACGTTATCTGCTGAAGAAAGAACGTATAAAAAACGGTACGGTGATCTACGCATCCATCTAAACAAACAAGCTGAAGAACTAAAAGAAATAAAAGCACAGCTAGAAAAAGCAAAGACAACTGGACCTGTACGTGCGCCTAGTTCTGATGAGGACATAGAGGCGTGGACAAATAAGTATCCTGACATAGCTGGACTAGTAGAGACTATAGCTGCTAAGAAAGCTGATGAGAAGTTTGCTAAAGCAGATAAGCGTCTACAAGAGATAGATAAAATAAACGCTGACACCCAGCGCTCTAAAGCAGAGAATGAAATACGTACAGCACACTCTGACTTTGATGAGCTACGTGACAGTGATGACTTTCACAACTGGGCAAACGAACAACCCAAGTGGGTACAGGATGCTTTATACGAGAATCAGGATGATCCACAATCTGTAGTACGAGTTATAGACTTGTTTAAGATTGATAACAACATGGACACAAAGTCTAAAAAACGTAACACTAAAGATGCAGCATCACAAGTAAAAACTAAAAGAAATACTAAAATTGATGATGCAGGTGTTGCAGGACAGATACTAGAATCACAAGTACAAAAAATGTCTGCCCAAGAATATGAAGCAAAATCAGATGATATTATGGAAGCTATACGATCAGGTAAGTTTGTTTATGATATTTCTGGTGCTGCAAGATAAAAAACTCTTGACATAGTAAATTAACTAGATATAACTATGTTTATGAAGTAAAAGTGTAAAGCCCTAATACTATTAGCTACCTTTATATTTTTAAACACTAAGCCCAACTACTAAGATAAGAACTACCTAGTTAAGTATAGGCCCGACAACTTACACAAAGGCCAAAGTGTATGTTGTTCGCACCCTAGAACATCTAGCCTCTTTCAAAGTGTTACGCTTAATAACGTAAGCCAAACATCTATATGGAGGATTTAATCATGGCTTTTACATCAGCGTCAGGTTATGGGAATTTACCTAATGGTAATTTTAGCCCCGTAATCTACTCCAAACAGGTACAGCTTGCATTTCGCAAGTCTACCGTAGTAGGAGAAATTACTAACAGTGATTATTTTGGGGAGATTTCTGCACAAGGGGATACCGTCCAAATTATCAAGGAGCCTGAAATTTCGGTTCAGGCATATACCCGTGGTACGCAAGTCACAGCACAAGACTTAGACGATGAGGACTTTCAATTAACTATTGACAAAGCGAATTATTTTGCTTTTAAGATGGATGATATTGAGGAAGCTCACTCACATGTCAACTTCATGCAGCTTGCAACGGATCGTGCCGCATATCGTTTGTCTGATCAGTATGACCAAGACGTTCTAGGTTATCTATCAGGCTTTAAACAGTCTGCACTACATGGCTCACCAGATACAGCTAACACCACAGTAAATGGTTCTAAGTCTGTAACAACTGCTGGCTCAGATGAATTGTTGTCATCTATGAAGATCATCAAGTCTTCAATGGCTAACATCACAACTTCATCTGCAGGGGATCACTCTATCCCACTGACAGCACGTATGCCCGGTGCTACTTCACTGCCAACTGCAACAGCTTCACCAGCAATGGTTGTAGCTCGTATGGCTCGTTTACTTGATCAACAGCAAGTTGATACACAAGGAAGATGGCTGGTAGTGGACCCAGTTTTCATGGAGCTACTTCGTGATGAAGACAGCCGCTTTATGAACGCAGACTATGGTGAATCAGGTGGACTACGTAATGGCTTAGTCATTAACAACTTCCACGGTTTCCGTATGTACACATCATCAAATCTGCCAGCAGTAGGCGATGGTCCGGGTACATCAGGTACAGCCAACCAGAACACTAACTTTGGTGTGATTGTTGCTGGACACGATTCTGCTGTAGCAACTGCAGAGCAGATCAACAAAACGGAAACGTATCGTGACCCTGACAGCTTTGCTGACATTGTTCGTGGTATGCATCTATATGGTAGAAAGATACTTCGTCCAGAAGCTATCGTGACTGCCAAATATAACGCAGCGTAAGGGAGTATTTAGTTATGGCTACAATTACTATGTCAACCAACTCTGCTTCCACTTCCAACAACGGTGGAACAGGGAATAAAAAACTCCGTGGTGCTCTTACTGTATTGCAAAACGATATTGATATGGCTGATGCCATTTTGCAAAACGGTGGCACAGCTTTAGCAGCCAATGACATCATTCAAGCTATCGCTGTACCTACAAACACTATGATCCTACACGCAGGTTTCAAAGTGGTGACAGCAATGGAAGGTACTACTACCGACTCTGCTTTTCACATAGGTATCACAGGAACTGATGTAGACATCTTTGCTGCATCATTTGACTATGACGGTGCATCTGTTGGTGATCATACACCAGCAATTACATCTTCAGGCGTGTGTGGAAATCTACCAGTGTTTACTGCAGCAGCAGATACACTTGATGTAGAGATTCAAGCATCTAGTGGAACTATCACTGGTGGTATTTTACGTGTGTATGCAGTTTGCATTATCATGGATGATATCTCGCAGTCAGGTTCTGCAAATGAAGTGGACCGTGATCTACTTGCATAATGCAACTTGGGGGCTGGGCAACTGGCCCCCTTAGTACATCTTTAGGATAATAGTATGGCAGAATCATATCTTACGCTAACAAATAAATCACTTGTTAGAATGAACGAGGTAGAGCTAACATCCTCTAACTTTTCTGCATCTAGAGGTGTGCAAACACAAGCTAAAAACGCAGTGAACGACGCTATCAGATATATAAACCAAAGAGAGTTTGGCTATCCTTTTAATCATAGCTCGACTACAAAAACTCTTACTGCAGGTGTGACACGATACTCTTTACCTACCAGTGCAAAGTATATAGATTACAATACTGCTAGAATAAAAAAAGATACAGACTTAAATACTACAGGTAATAGTCTTACTAAGCTTAACTATAACGAATACATTTCTAGAGACTACGCTATTCAAGAGGATGACGTTTCTTCTACAACGCTAAATGGTTCACACTCAAGTTCTGTGACCACACTGACACTCACATCTACGAGTGGCTTTGCCTCTTCTGGTACAGTACATATAGGAGGTGAGCAAGTTACATACACAGGTACGACAGGTAACGATATAACAGGTTGTACCAGAGGAGCCAACAGCACCACTGCAGAAACACATGCTAGTGGTGTAACCGTAACACAATTTACTAAAGGTGGTATACCTAGATTTATAGTTAGAACATTAGATAATAATTATTTACTATATCCTTTCCCTGATAAACAATATGTTTTAACATTTGACTTTTTTACTTTTCCTTCTGATTTATCTGCTCATGGGGATACTACAACTATACCTGACAGGTTTGCACCAGTTGTTGTAGATGGTGCTGTTTCATACATATATCAATATCGTGGTGAACTACAACAGTATCAAGTAAACTTTGATAGGTTTCAACAAGGTATAAAAAATATGCAAACACTTGTGATAAACAAGTATGATTATGTAAGATCAACTCTTATGGGTGGAGACACAACAACATACAACCCTGTCCTAAGAGTATCTTAATATGCCAGATACATCAACTTTACAATCAACAACATTCAACTGTGAAGGTGGGCTAGTTTTAAACAAGTCCACTTTTATTATGCAACCCGGTCAAGCATTAGAGCTTGTAAACTTTGAGCCTGACATTAAAGGTGGCTACAGAAGAATAAATGGATTTCGCAAGTATGTAAATCATCAGATACCACAAACTAATAACGCATCAGAAAAAACTTTACTAACTTGTATTTTTGCTGATAGAGTTGTGGCTGCTCGTGGTGAAAGAATATTTACTGCAGGGTCTACAGAGTTAGGCTTAAAGGTACTGTCAAGCACAAGCATGACAGGCTCTGGTACACTTACTGTTGGCTCTACTGCAGGGTTTAGCACTAGCGGCACACTACAAATAAACGATGAACTATTTACTTATACAGGTATAAGCACTACTACTTTTACAGGCGTGACTCGTGCAACTACCAGTACCACAGCAGCCAATCATTCAGGAAATGATGTAGTATCAGAATCGTGGACACAAAGAGATACAGGTAGAACTAACGCAGGTAAGTATAACTTTGAGAGATTTAACTTTGATGGTAACGATAAACTAATATGTGTGGATGGTACTAACGCACCTGTAGTGTTTAACTCAGCTATGAGTGCAACAGATGTAAGCACTAGTGCAGTATCAGGCGCTAAGTTTGTGGCAGCACATAAGAACTTTATGTTCTACGCTGGTATGTCTAGCACCCCACAAGAGGTAGTATTTAGTGTTGCTCAAGATGAGGATGACTTTACATCTGGCTCTGGCGCTGGGAGCTTTAAAGTAGATGATACTATTGTAGGATTAAAAGCTTTCCGTAATGAGTTATTTATCTTTTGTGAGAACAGGATATTTAAACTATCAGGAACAGCAGCATCAAACTTTGTAGTAGAACCTGTAACTAGAAACATAGGATGCATTAACGGAGATACTATCCAAGAATATGCAGGTGACTTAATGTTTCTTGGGCCTGATGGTTTGAGAACAGTTGCTGGTACAGCTAGGATTGGTGACGTTGAACTTGGCACAGTTTCTAAAAACGTACAAGGTTTGTTTGATAAAAATATAGTAAGCTCTGATCTTTTTGAGAGTGTAACTATACCTGATAAAACACAATACAGGATATTCTTCTCTAAGTCTACAGTGACAGAAAGTAGAACTAGAGGTGTGATATGTGTGATGAGAGAGAACGGCTTTGAGTTCTCTGAGATACTAGGGATACGCCCATCTTGTACAGACTCTTTTATAACTTCAGGTGATGTAATAATATTACAAGGGTCTTTTGATGGGTATGTACACAGGCAAGAGAAAGGTAATACTTTCGATGGTACGACTATATTAGGGAGATACAGAGGTCCAGATTTAAGCTTTGGTGATGCAGGTATAAGAAAAGAAATGCACAGAGTCATACTTAACTATGAGCCTGAAGCTGCTATCAGTGCTAACCTAATATTACGCTACGACAATGAGAGTACAGGAGCAGCAAGACCTGCCCCATATGCTTTAACAACAGCCAACGTGGGTGCTCAGTACGGCTCTTCCACTTACAGCACATCATCATCTACGACACAGTTTGTTTATGGTGGAGCTACAAATCCTTTAGTTAGACAACCAGTAGAAGGATCAGGTTTTACTGTTGCACTAAAGGTAGACGATGATGGTGTATCTGCACCGTACTCTTTAAAGGGATTTCAATTAGAATATCAAGTAGGAGCTAGACGCTAATGGGTGCTACATATACAAGACAGTCCACCTTTGCAGATGGAGACATAATTCAAGCATCAGATTCTAATGATGAATTTGATCAGCTATTAGCTGCCTTTGCTGCTGGCAGTGGACATACACACGATGGCACAACTGGTGAAGGTGGTCCTATTAGTACAATGGCTGGTCACGCTTTAACATTTGGTGCAGGTACTTCAGGTACAGATATTGTTATTACGTTTGATGGTGAGACTAATGATGGTCAACTGAAGTGGATGGAGGATGAGGATTACTTTGAGTTCTCAGATGATTTACTTATTGCATCTACAGAAAAGATACAGTTTCGTGATACAGCTATATTTATTAACTCTAGTACAGATGGACAGCTTGACATTGACGCAGACACAGAACTAGAGATTACTGCACCTACCGTAGATATTAATGCTTCTACTGCAGTTACAGTTAGTAACGATCTTAAACTTGACAGTGATGCTGCTGTTCTAGGCTTTGGTGCTGATAATGATGTCACACTTACACATGTAGCTGATACCGGGCTGTTGTTAAACAGCACTATGGCTATCCAGTTCAACGATGCATCACAGTTTATAAATGCACCCAGCGCTACCGTACTAGACATAAACGCTACTGATGAGATAGAACTTAATGCAACACTAATAGATATAAACGGCAATGTTGATATATCAGGTACACTTACTGTTGCAGGTGCTTTAGACTTTGGTGATCTTGACATATCTAACGTAGGTAGTATTGCCCTTGATACAATTACTAATGATGGCACAGACATTACGCTAGACTCCTCTGGTGACATTATACTTGACGCAGATGGCGGTGACGTATTTGTAAAGGATGCAGGTACAACCTATGGCTCACTAACAAACAGTTCTGGCAACTTAGTAATTAAGTCAGGTACAACTACAGCCTTGACATTTAGTGGTGCTAATGCTACACTAGCAGGTGATCTTACTATTAGCGGTGATGACCTTACAATGGCTACCAATACTGCTGGCGCTCTACTTATCGCTGATGGTACAAACTTTAATCCTACCCTAGTAACTGCTTTATCAGAGATTAGTACAGCCGCAGATGATGATGTTCTTTTAGCTGTAGATACTTCAGGAGGAGGACTTAAAAAAGTTACACGTAGCACTATTATTGCAGGTACGGGTGTTTCTGGTAACATATCTAATATAGTTGAAGACACCTCTCCACAATTAGGTGCTAACTTAGATACTAACTCACACAACATATTAATTGATGATGCACACTTTATAGGAGATGAAAACGGCAACGAACAAATAGTCTTTCAAACTACTAGTTCTGCAGTCAATCAGTTTGATGTAACTAACGCTGCGACAGGTAATGCACCTAAATTATCTACAACAGGTGGTGACTCTAACATTGATCTTGAGTTAGAGGCAAAGGGTACAGGACATCTAACTGTTCGTGGTAATACCAATGCAGGTGCAATACAATTTAACTGTGAAAGTAATAGTCATGGTCAAATTGTACAATCACAACCTCACTCTGCTAGTGTAACTAATACTATGCTATTACCTGCAGGTTCTAGTTCTACTCTTGTGTCGCTTGTATCAACAGATACACTAACAAATAAAACTTTAACATCTCCTAAAATTAATGAAGATGTAGCAGTCACTGCAACGGCTACAGAGCTAAATGTGTTAGACGGTATTACTGCAGTAGTAGGAGAACTTAATGCACTTGACATAGGTTCAACAGCAGTTGGTACAGCAGTAGCATCTAAGGCTGTTATACTTGATTCAGATAAAGATTATACAGGCATACGTAACTTTACTATAACAGGTAATTTATCTGTTGGTGGTACTACTACAGTTGTAAATACAGTTACAATGAACGCAGCTAATGCTGTTGTATTTGAAGGTGCTACAGCAGATGCACATGAGACTACTCTTACTATTGTTGATCCTACAGCAGACCGTACTATTAATCTACCTAATCAAAGTGGTACAATACCTGTACTAGCTGCAGCAAGTAACACTGCAATTACTTCTACACCAGCAGAGTTAAATATTTTAGACGGTGTAACTTCTACGGCAACAGAACTTAACTTAATAGATGGTTCTTCTGCAGGAACAATAGTAAATAGTAAGGCAGTGATTTATGGATCATCTGGGGAAGTAAATGCAACAACACTACAAATAGCTGGTACATCTATTACTTCCACTGCTGCAGAACTAAACATACTTGACGGTGTAACTGCTACTGCCTCAGAGTTAAATTTACTAGATGGTGGCACTTCTGTTGGTAGTTCAATAACAGTAGCAGATGCTGATGGTTTTGTAGTTAATGATGGTGGAACAATGAAGACTATTCCAGCAACAGATGTAAAAACTTATGCTGCTGGCAGTGCTGCAACTAAGGGATTTGCTATTGCTATGGCAATAGTATTTGGGTAAAGGAAAAATAAATGACTGTAATAAATTTAATTAATGTATCAACTATTACACCTACGACAGTGGCTGGTGCAGTAACAACAAGCAGGGCAGCTATTATTGATGTTGCTGCAGATAAAGTTGCTAAAGTAAACTCACTACTTATTGCAAACATTGACGGTACTAATGCTGCTGATGTTACTGTAGAAGTAAGTGTAGACAATGGTTCAAGTTATGTTGCTATAGCTAAGACTGTATCTGTACCTGCTGATGCAACATTGGTTGTTGTAGGTAAAGACAATGGGTTTTACTTAGATGAAACAGATCAGCTTGCAGTTACAGCTTCTGCAAATAGTGACTTAACTTACTTGTGTAGCTTTGAACTTATGGATGATGCATAACAATGGTAAGACGTAACGGTGGCTTTATTGGTACTGATGGATTAGATGCACCTGATCCACCCACAGGTGTTACCCCTACGGCTGGTAATGCACAAGTAAGTATAGCATTTACTGCACCTACTGATGCAGGCACTTCTGCTATTACAGGGTTTGTTGCACAGGTTAGTACAGATGGCACTGACTACAGTGCAGGTTCTAACACAGGATCATCTTCACCTATTGTTGTGAGTAGTCTTACTAATGGCACTGCAGCTACAGCTAAAGTGTGGGCTATTAATGCTTATGGCACGTCTGCACCTAGTGATGCTAGTGCTAGTTTTACTCCTGCTTTGCAAAGAGGTTTGTTTTCTGGAGGACTTACTTCAGCAGGAAGAGTTAATGTAATACAATACATTTCAATAGCTACAACAGGTAATGCTCAAGACTTTGGTGATCTTACTGTTGCTCGTGGTTTTACAGCAGGTTGCTCTAGTTCAACCAGAAGTATTACTGCTGGAGGCCAAAGTGGTGGCTCTGCTTCTGATATAAAAAATGAAATAGATTTTGTAACTTTTGCAACACTTGGCAATGCTACAGACTTTGGTGATTTATTAGCAGTAACTCAGTTTTTTGGAGGATTATCAAACTCAACAAGAGGTGTGTTTGCTGGTAACCAATCAGAAAATAATGTAATGCAATATATTACTATAGCATCAGAAGGAAATGCTCAAGACTTTGGTGATCTTACTCTTGGCAGGTCTGATCCAACAGGTGCAGCTTCTACAACAAGAGGTGTTTTTGCTGGAGGTGATGGCTCTTCAGGAGATACAAATATAATAGATTATATAACTATTGGTAGCACTGGTAATGCTTCTGACTTTGGTGATTTGACACAAGCAAGAGATAGAGCAGCAGGAGCAAGCAATTCTACAAGGGCTGTTTTTGGTGGGGGTTTTAATGTTAATATTATTGATTATATAACTATAGCTTCTACTGGTAATGCTTCAGATTTTGGTGATTTAACAACAACAGCATATTATCACGGAGGATTAAGTAGTAAGACTAGAGCAGTGTTTGGTGGGGGAAATAGAGCAAGTAGTTCCTCTAATGTAATGGATTATATTACTATAGCTTCTACAGGAGATGCTGCAGACTTTGGGGATTTACTAGCTGCTGATGAAGGTGTTTCTGATGGTACCTCTAACTGTCACGGAGGTATAGCCTAATGCCCAACTATAATGGCGTATGGAGCCTCTCAACACAGTATCAGTATGCAGCAGATTGGCCTAGTCCACCAGCAGTTGCATTATTTGCAGGAGGTCAAAATAGTAACGTAATTGAGTTTATGTTTTTTGCAAGCACAGGTGGTAGCTCTGATTATGGTGATCTACATGTTGCTAATACAGCGTCAGCTATGGTGGGTAGCACAACAAGAGCAGTACATTATGGTGGAGAAGATGTCACAAGGATGGATTTTTTTCCTATAGGTCAGGGCGGCACTGTTGCTGATTTTGGTGATACAAGTGTAGAAAGAAAATATTTAGCTGGATTTGGTAATACAACAAGAGGTATTTTTGCAGGGGGAGAAGTTACTGGCCCTACTTACTATGATGTTATGGATTACATTACAATAGCTTCAACAGGTGATGCTACAGATTTTGGAAATTTATCGACTGCAAAACACTCTAATGCTTCTGCAGCTTCAACAACAAGAGGCTTAATATTTGGAGGAGCCACTGGTAGCAGTGTTGGTTCCAGAATAAATGTAGTGGAGTATGTAACTATAGGTAGTACTGGTAATACAACAGACTTTGGTGATATGTCTGTAAAAAGAGGCCATGCAGGAGGACTATCTAGTAATACTAGAGCATTAGTAGCTGGTGGTAGGACTGAAAGTAATACGCAAACTTTAACAATAGATTACTTTACAACAGCTTCAACAGGAAATGCTACTGACTTTGGTGATTTAAATAATGATGGTACTCATAGAAATGACGGAACATCTAATGGTATAAAAGGTGTTTGGGGGCCAGGAAACTTTTCTGCAGCAGGTACTAGTTATACCTATGATACTGTTACCATAGCAACTACAGGAAATGCTACAGACTTTGGTAATCCAGCAGACAATAAACATGGTAAAGCTGCAACGTCTGGTTCTCACGGAGGCATAGGCTAATGTCACAAACACGATACCTTAAAAGCATGATTACACCTACAAAGGTAGAGCCTACTACTAGTGATGCACACATA